TTCGTTTTCTACTATAGGAGGTTCTTACAATACTTCTATCGGAGGGAAAGGAGTATGGATCGGTACAAGAGATTCTAGCACCGCATATACTTGCGCAGGAGGATCTGGTGTCATTGTTGATGGTGTAGCAAGTTTGGCTTACGGTCAAAATGTAGATGTTCAAGGAAATGGCGTAATGGCTTTAGGTAAAGATATTGTTGTTGATAATGATTATGTTTTTGCAATGGGTAGAGGAGTCAAATCAGTTTCTGATTACGAAGTCGTTACTGGAGGCAGGTTGACTACTGACACGGTTTATGGGTTACATACAGTAAGAGAAGCTATAATGGTTCTTGAAACAACTGATGCAGCTGTAACACCTATGAAAACTTCAGGCGGCCAAACTAATATTGAAACTGAAGACAACACAGCAACAGTCATTACAGTTAAATTATCTGCTGTAGATTCAACGGTTTCCAAGTTTGCAGGCTGGGAAGGAACATTTCTTTACACAAACGAAGGAAGTGGCACAACCCCTAGAATAAATGGTAGTAGTGGAGATGTAGCATTGACTTCCGTTAGTACTTACGGTTCGCCTACATGGTCAGCTAGCGTAAGAGCACTTACTTCAGGTTCTAACAGAAATTTTTATATCCGGTGCACAGGGGCAGCTAGTGAAACGATTAGATGGACTGCATCAGTTACATTAGTCCAATCAAAACCTAATATCTAATTCTTTACGTTAAAAATATAATATGAAGAATTATAACGATATTAAACCATTGAATATTCCTTTCGGGTTACTTAGCGATACAAATTACACTTCGAATTATAAGAGAAATAAAAGCGTTGGGAAATACCCTGATATTATCAATCTATATTCTACGCTGCAGGAAGGATTTAAGCAAAATTATTGGAAAGCATTAATTTCTGAAGCAGTGACTGTAAACAACACAGAATATGCGGCAGGAACATCTATAGAAAGCATTTTAGAGGCTTTGTCGACTACTTTATCGCAAGCTAACGTTTATAATACTTCTTCCACTTTAACATCAGATAGAATCATAAGAGGTGCGGATGTTTATTCTTTATCCTTAGAAGAACTTAGTTATTTTTCTGTTAAACCTGAAAGTGGGAAGTATTTTAATGTTGATAGGTCAGGGTCTAATTTACATATAACAAAAGTTACAAATGTAGGAATTAGGGAGTTAAGTTACTCAGAAGTACATGGCTATTATTATATGTCACCTGACATCTCAGATACTATAGGCGATTCAGTAATTACAGTATTCAATGACACAACCACTAGGATTTTCTCGCGAACAGTCACTCTCAGCCTGAGTCAGTCGTCAACATTAAGACAGGCCGGCAATTTTTTTAATTTTTCTCGGATAGGAGAAACTGACTCGGATTCATCTCTGATTGTGTTGTCAACAAACACAGTGAGCAACGTAAACAGATTTATAGAGTTTGATGACGGAGAAGGCAGTACAATAAGCACAGTTTCAAGTAATCCAAATAGTACAGTTTCTGGAAATGTAGGAAGTCTGGCTATTGACAACCAATCTGGAGTCTTTTACTTCAAAGTATCTGGGTCGGGAAACTCTGGTTGGAGAAAAATATTGCATGAAGATAATGCAGGCGAATGGAGCTGTGACTCTAGCATAAACATAACGAGTTTTGTTAATATCTCTGGGTTGACTACTTCGGAGATTAACAGTATAAATACTTCAAGTTACTCAGGAGGAGAAATGACTTACAACACGACACTAAACAAACTATGTTACTTCGACGGGACTAACTGGAGAGTAATATCTGACACACTTATGTAAAATGGAAGAATTTATTAAACCCCATATAGAAGCTATAATAGCTTCTATATCAACTTTTATTCTTGTAACAATCCCTCGCTTCATTAAATGGAAACGAAGAAATCAAGTAAATGACACTAAATTCATAGTGGACTTTTTAAAAAGTCAAGTAGAAGGACTGACTGTTAAGGTCGAAGAACTCACTGATGATCTTAACGAAGTCAATTCTAAAAATATAGAGTTAGTTAAATCCATAAGAATACTTCAATATCAAATAACTGTCACTGAAACAGCACACTTAAATAGCCCTTTTCCAATGTGGATCAAAGATCTTAATGGCATTATGATTTCTTTAAACAAGTCATATGAAAAACACTTTTTACTTCCTCAAGGATTTACGTCATCTGATTATATTGGTTATAAAGATGAAAAAATATGGGGCAAAGAGTTAAGTGAAGTTTTTCAAAAAAATGATGACGCAGCTTTGGAAGACAGTATTTGGCAAGGAAATGAAGTAGGAGGAGACTACAAAAACCTCCTCAAAAAATGGCACTTTATTAAATACAAACGAGTGGTAGAAGGAATTACAATAGGTATAGCTGGAATAGCGATACCTAAGTCTAACTCCACTTTAAAAATATATTAGTGGTTTAACCCACTGAAAGAATTATAATATGACAATAACATATAATACAACAACAGAGTATATTGAAGTAACAGACTCAACAGTGTTGTCTGATTACGACAGCGATAACACTTTGTCTATAACCGTAAAGTTATCAATTAATTGCGCAGACGAATCTGACCAAACAATTAGTTGGGATGCGAGCGACACAAGTGGAAACTATTATCAAACAAATACCTTATACATAAAAAAAGAAAGTTTAACTACGTCAGTTTACAGTGTTCGATTATCTTACAGTAGCGAAGGTGTCACTAAAATAGATAAACAATGTAATTTTTACGACAAGGATAATGAACTTAAATGTAAAACATTAGAGAGCTTAGATATTGACAATGTATTGCTATATGAATACCTATCAAATAGCGCTTTATGCAGCGAGTGTGATTGCGGTAAACTTTGCGAAGCTTTAAAAATACTGAATAAAAATCTAGAGAATAATGACTCAGACAATAAATGCAAACAGTGCGATTAACTGCAGGCTGCATAATAGTGTAGATAATTACATATTATCGCTATTGTATGGAGTAAATTGCCCAAACGAGTGCCAAGAAAAAACCGAAGCTAAGTCGTCGTACTTAGCTTCTTTAATTGTCGCTAACTCGGATGTGTGTAGTCTAAATAATGATATGTATTGCTTAGTAAAAGAGTATCTAGTTCAAGAGGAAAGTATTGCTTGTGATACATTTGAAGAGATAGACCCTTGCTACAATAACCCTACACTTAATGTTACTTGCGCAGGAAGCACGCTCACGAGCACTAAAAGTGGAGTTTTACGAGGGACAGTTTTATCAGATGACGTCACTTACAGTTCTGATGGATTTGTAACTGAATCGAGCTACTCCTCGCCGATTACCATAGGAGATGATTGTTCTTATACAACACTTACTCCTTTTAATTTAACAATCGGAGACCAAGCAAGCAGTAATAATAATACTATCTTTGTAGACTTACCTTCATCTAGTCCTACTCTGCAGTCCTATTTTGACAATGCAGACCCCCTCGATATTTTAAAATTTACTTTCGCCTATGCTAGCGGGACTTATGTAGTTTACAATTATAAGTATAAGTTAGACTTCACGCTGACAACTACGCAATTAGTTTTGACTTATGACACAAGCGACAGTACGCATCCATACAATTGGTGCAGCACTCTCAAATCAACTTTTGACACGGACCAGACATCGTATGAAAATGATTGGACTAACATGGCAGATCATACTAATATCGTTAGTCTGAACATAGAAAGATACACAACAGTTTTTCCAACAAGTAATTATAGCTTTAAAAGAGAAGTTGACATACAAGAATCTCAGTGTGACGATAAATTATATGTCAAACACTATACATTCGGTCAAGGTTTATGTGATGAATTGACTTCATGCGATAACCCTGTTCCTAACAATACTTATGTTTCCGCAGATCACGGAATAGGTGACACAATTAACTTGTTTACATACGCCACAAGCACTGACGGAAATATTATTTTGTCTACAGTAAGTCCTAACAACGTAACTAGTAGTCAGTTAGTAAACGGAGTTTTAACCACTGATTTACTTCCCGAAGGATTGTACGTTTTTGAGCATAGTTTAGGAGCTTGTCAAGGCAAACGTTATATTTATATCTCTTTGAGTTTAAAATTCAAAGCAAATGTAACAGGTTCTTCTACGTCAGTTTGCCCAGAAGGAGACTTCGATATGAACTTTGAATTTAGCGACGGGACGGCTCCATATACGGTAAGATACAACATTGACGGTACAACTATAAAAGAGCCTGTGATGATGTCGAACGGAACTGTAACTGAAAATCCTACAGTAGATCAAGTAATAACGGTAGAGTCAGTTGTAGATTCAACTGGAAGAAGTGCTGTTTTATCAGGCACTTTAGTTTATAATATTACGGTGAATCCTACACACTCCTCGACACTGACTACTACAGCTCAGTCTTATAATTCAACTACAGGTTATATTGACTGGAATACAGTGATAACTTCGACCGATACAGTTTCAAATGGAGATAACTTAAAGATTACAATTAGATCACAAGCTGGTGTAGAGTTAGCGTTTGCTAATTTTATTATAGGTACAGACACAATGAAAGCTCCTTCTGGAACAAGTAGTAATTGGACAGGAAATTACGAAAATTATTTTGAAGACAACAATGTCTTAGCTACTACAGAAATAGAATTTGATAAATTAACTTGGGCGGTAAACACTAGTACGGCAGGAGTAAACTTAGGTGAGAATGTAAGCTTTACTTATGAGTATAACGCACAAGACGTATGTATATCGGATTCAAGTACTTCTAATATTGTCGGTATATACAAAACACCTTTGTCCTTTAGATTGACCGCAGGGACATTTGAGAATCAAAATACTTCTTGCGCTTCTGGAAACTACGGTGGTCCGCAAGTAGGTAGTTATTCTCCGGGTCATTTTGCTTATTTTATAAAAGGTGTAGGGAATCAAAATTTATCCTCTTTTGTATCGCTAAACACTTCTACTTGGAATGTTACTAACAATTTTGTTTACGATTCAAACAGTGATGGTACAGGAGACCCATGTGAATCTATTGCATTCAGACAAACAGCGCCATCGGATTACGCATCTTTTAGCGCAGATGATACGACGTTTTTTCAAACTAGTTATAGCGGAGGTTTATCAGGCACTGTTCCTCAATTATTCAATCAAGGCACAGCAAACGAAGGTTACAGAGCAGTTTACAATATTATAGCTGACCATTACCCTAGCGACTCATCTTACATATTTAATACCGAGGGAAGTTTAGATAACCCGTATAACATGGCGCAAAAAATGAATGTTGGTACTTCTTCCACTCCTGTTCAATTGAATTGGACAAGCAATCTTTCTAGTTTACCAGCCATAGGTGGTTTTATGGAATATTACGTCGCAAACGGTGCAGTAGCCTTTATTCCAAACTTGTCAGATATAACTGTAACTGGAAACAATACATTTAACTTTGATTGTAGAATTGCTACAGGTAGATCTTATGTTGGAGGCCCCGGCAATGGTTTGCAGCATCCTTTCGCATTTACAGCTACTCAGTTAGTAAACAATACCATCTCATACAATTACTGTAGAGTTAGAATGGAAACTTCCCCTAATTCTGGTATTTATGATACTACAGATTTTGTTAATGGGGATCCAATTACTGGAGGTTACAATAACGGAAGCAGTTCTGGATTAAACGGTGTAAACGAAGTTGTCAGTAAAACATTCAACATTGACGGCTTATACAATATTTATACAGAAGCGTCAGCAAATTTATCTGACGGCAATGCTTACGCTGTAACAAATTTATCGCAAGTATTAGTAATCAGTTTTTAAAAAATAAATTATGAAAATAAGAGAAGCTATTTCTGCAGTAAGAAATCAGTTAAAAGATTATAGTGGTGAGACTTTGATAACAGATGAGTTTATATATTTCACACTTAACAATATTAGACTAACTCTACTAAAAGAAGTTTACAAAGATAAAAAGAACATAAGTAAGTTTGATTACACTGAATACTGCATAGAATTAGAAACTGCAAAAGCTCACGATTGTGACTGTGTAAAATATGGATGTGAAGTTAAAAAGTCAGTTTTTACAATACCGAGATCAGTAATGGACTCAAGTTTTAAAATCTATACATTGAATAGGGATCAAGTCAGCTTTGTAGAACCGAATTTACAAAAATATAGAATAAATCACCCTGTTTTGTCGGATAAAATGTCTTACTCAATACTGAATGACAAAGTTATTATCTGGAATAATGATACTATAAAAACGATTATTGTATCTGGAATATGGGTAGACGAAACTGATTGGGCAGGGAAAAGTTATTGTGATGAAAACATTGAATCTAGCTGTATAGATAATCCGTTGGACTTAGCGTTTAACATTTTACCTGAGTTACAGGCTATATGTGTAGAACAAACCTTTAAAGTATTAGCTAATACTTTAAACATTAAATCTGATATTACAAATGATAGTCAACCAGAGACCCGTTTCCCGATGGTATAATTACAGGTTTAAAATCAACAAGCCTGCGGGGCTAGGCTACAGAGATCTTTACAAAAGATATAAGTACAAAAAACCTCCTTATGATAATAACATTAGAATATCCGCAGGCTTAGAGCACACATTGAACCCAAATCATCGTTATAGCATCAGTTATAAAGATTGGACAGATTTCGTTAAAACATACTTTGATGTCATGTTTGATCACATTATTGAAGGCAAGACATACATTGCTCCACATAACATGGGCACTTTTAAAGTTTTCAGACTTAAAGGTTACGACAGCTCTATGAAGTTGTTAAAAGATAAAGATCAGGTTTTAAAATATCTCACTACTAACAGTTTTAGAGCTACGGATTTTTACCCTGCGACAATCAGGTGGATAAAACCTTATCATCTGAAAAGTAGATCAATTATATCTAATTTTCCTTATTTTAAGTTTAATTGGAATAAGAAAAAGAAACTCGAGTTCTTTAAGCTTTTAACTGAAAATGGTAAACATAGCTATAGATACGATGTAGAACACAATAAACTATGACTAAATATACAAATTTAAGTAATATAATAAACTACTTACCTAAAAATTTAATAGAGCATTATACAGAGGATACGATAATTGCAAAAGCTTACGACGCTTATACATTGCTGCAAGTCCCTCAGAAGTTTATAGAAGAATGCAAAACTGTACAAATTAAGAATAACACTATTATTTTTAATGATAAATATGAGACTATTAAAGATATATATTATATAAGCGAAGAAGATTTAGAAAAAGCAGATAATGAAACAACCTCTTCTATTAACAATTGTTACTCTTGTAAAACAATGTCTTTAAGTGATGAAGAACTACTTGAAATAAGAGAATCTTGCGGTGCACAAGAACTTATTACAAAATATCACACAATCGGATGCACAATAAATTATAGATTGTTCCTAGACTCGCATTTCAAAAAGAGCTGCACGTCTAAAATATTCTATTCAGGCCGAACAAATAAGAATATACAATGTGAATATTGCAATGGCTGTGCAGGTACTGATACAAACATATTTTCAATGGATCAATCAGGTACATTAAGAACAAACATTTGCGATGGATACGCTATAGTTAAATATTACGCTTATCCTAAATGTGACGAGAATTTTTTAATTGTCGATGATGTAGACGTTTTTAATTTTATTAAAACATATATTCAAATAAGCTACTTAGAAGAAGACTTAGACAGACTAAACGGGAATCTTCGTCAAATGTTTGTTAGAGAAAAAGATACATTAGCTACAAGAATTAGAGGAAAATACCTAATAAAGAATGTATCTAATAAAAACTTTCAGGCAATGAAATTTGATAAGTTACGTTTTTTCGCTAACCCTTATTTGTTTAGAAAAAATCAATATTAATTATGATAGTTGAAAACAAATCAGGCTTACCTATTTATGGACTTAATACTGATTATTCTTATGATAAAATTCCTGAAAACTATTACCCTTTTGCGCTTAATGTTGTACATGATTCAGAGTACGGCGAAATGAACACAGTTTCTAATGAGAAGGGGACAGAACTTATACATACACTAAGAGATAGTCAAAAACATATTGGCACGATTTATCTTTCTGATGAAACATTTATAATATTTGCTACTGACGGCAACGACATAAATACAATAGGCAAGTTTAACGGATCGTCTTATACCGAGTTGTTAAGTAACAGTTGTCTTAATTTTAGCCTAGATTATGAAAATAGAATAACAGGAGTACATAGAGTAATAAACGGGTGCGATGAAATTATTTACTTTAGAGACAGCTTGAATCCAGACAGAAGAATCAATCTTTCAAAAATAGAAGATGGAATATACAATGATGCAAACGGGGATTTTGACTGTAATTTAGTAGAATTAAATCCTGATTATATTATTCCAAATATGTCAACAGAAGCACTTCCTAGTGGTAACTTAAAAGAAGGAGCATACCAATTTAGTATAGCATACTTAGACGCCGAGTTTAATGTTGTATATAGAAGTTATCTAACCTTGCCCGAATATGTTATTAAAAATGATCACGGAAGTGTTAAACTGACATTATCAAAACTAGATACAAGATTTGATTACATCAATATTTATGTTACAGTCAGCGATACTGGAGATGGCACAACTACAAAATCTTATCTTGTTAAAGAAAATTTTGTTTTACAAAACGATCAGATAGACTATGTTTTAAACAACATAACTACTGATGCTCTTTTAGTGACATTAGATGAATTAGTGAGTAAGAATATAATATATGAAACGTCTCGTTCGATGACACAAGTCAATAACAGATTGCTAAGAGCTGACTTAACAGAGAAATACAGAGACTATTCTGTTTACCAAAAGTATGCAAATAGCATCATCACAAAGTGGGTTTCTAAATTAGTACCTTTTGACGAGAGACATCAAAGTTTTATGGGAGGAGAAACAGAAAGTTTTGGGATTGTTTTTATTCATACCAATGGTGACGAGTCTCCAGTTTTTCATATCCCTTGTAAGACAGACTTTACTATTCTTCCTAATACGCCCACAGGGTTCTATAGGCATGGATACTGCGCCAGTAAGATATGTTCCAATACTAATTATACAGATCCTTTATGTGCAGACAATTATTGGCATGATTTGGATGGAAACGATCTGTCAGGAACGTCTGTTAAAAACTTCATTACTCCTGATCGAGATATAGTTTCTTTCGGAGGCTCGGAAGAAAAAAGAGTCATTGGATATAATTTTACAAATATTCAGTATCCAGACGATGTAATTGGTCATTATATAGTAAAAGCTAAGAGAGATGAAAGCAATAAAACTATTGTTAGTAAAGGATTCTCATCAAAGCTAACTACAAAAACTACTAGCGGAGGTGTTGACTACTTAGGTTTTACTTACCTACAACCACAAGAGATTACACCTACTGATACGCTTACAGCAGAGTACTTATACTTTATCTCTCCAGATACATTATATAATAGAAAGCTGTATAATGCTGATGAATATACAAAAATATACGAATTCAGGACAACTGAAGTTGTAGACACTTCCGTAATAGGACAAGATAATAAAACTGGAAACGGTACAGGTCACTGTTTATATTTTGATGGAGCAGGATCTTCGTTGTTTACTGGCTTAGGCAGCAATAGAGGAGACTTGGACAGTGTTATTAGTGTTTCTTATTTAACCGCAGGCGCAAGCAGATTTGATACAATAAGACAGTATTCCACAATAGAGAAGAATAAATATTTTGAGTTTTTGCAAAAAGATGTGAACAAGTATAAAGCCGATACAGTAACTATTAACACTTCTTACTTGAACCCAATTCAATTTATTAAGTTAGAAACACCAGTTAGTTGGATAGAAAATAACGAACATTCTCTTTTGTACGGCGCTTTAGTAAACAAAGATAGAGATGTATTTTGTGATTTATATTCAATAGAATACGTTAGAACTCATAATGATGTAAAAGTAGGAGAAACCACAGTATTTCAAGGAGATGTGTGGGTTTCACAGATGCACTTGTCTAACGCTATGTTTGTTAGAGAAACAAATGGAGGAGTAATGGATGTAAGTTCAAGAATACTCGGCAGTGCATTAATAGGTGCTGCATCAGCTTTAGGTGCTCAGACCTCAGCTAACGACAAGTCTTTTGACAGTAGTAAACTACAAAGTGCACTTTCTTCTACTGCAGCAGGTACAAAAGCAGGCCCACAAGGAGCATTAATTGCGGCAGGTGTTGGGGCAGCATTAGGTGTAGGAGTTCAAGCTGTAAAAGAATTTATTTCTTCGATCAATAAATCTGAGTTATCTCAATACACTTCTTTCGCTAATCACAACATTAAAAATGCAGCGAGTCATTTAACTTCTTGTGGAACAGGCAATATGGAATTTCATGGCGAAGTTTTGCAGAACATTTATGTTGAAAATGAGATTGATGTCTCTCTGAGAGAAAGAGAAACTTTGTGCGGAGACATTTACAATGTTGAAAGCAATGACTATGTATCTTATCTTAGAGACAAGTTATTAACTTTCGATTTTGATGCTGATGCTAAAGCTAATAGAAGATACGTTCCAATGGGATCAGTTTGCCCAGAGTTGTATAGATATAATTACGACTACAGTAAAAAACAAGTTGAAAATATTTATTACCCTATTAAATTTACTTACGATTTTTGTTCAGATTGTATCAATAAATACCCTAACAGAATTATATGGAGCGCGGTTTCAGCAGACTTGAATCAAGGTAATGGCGATGTATATTCTGTATATGCAGCTAATTCTATACTAGAGATACCAGCTAATAGAGGATCTATAACATCATTGAACTATGAGGCGAATAAACTTGTTGTTAATACTAAAGAAAGTAACTTTTTAATGCAAACAAATCCTAGTCGAATACAAACTGACGCTTCTAATATATATGTAGACACAGGTGACTTTTTATCTATCGCTCCAGTAGAATTGACTTTAAATGACACCGGTTATGCTGGCAATAAAACAGGTGAAGTTATTAAAACTCCTTACGGTTTAGTATGGGTAGACACTTTAGCAAGTTCAAAAGTTATGCTTTATAATGGCCAGTTAAAAGAACTAAGTCAAGATGGAATGTATCATTACTTTAGAAACAAGATTTACAGTCAAGAAGGGGAAGAAATACATTTGGCTTACGATAATATATACAAACGTTTGATGGTAACTTATAAATACATAGTGAATAACGAGAACAGATCTTTCACATTATCTTTTTCGTTTAAGAGTATGAAGTGGACTTCGTTTCATAGTATTCTTCCAGACACTTTGTTCAATAATAATTTAACTTTCTATTCTAGTTTAGATTCTGAATTATATAGACACAGTACTGGTAACTACAATCATTTCTACGGTAATTACGAAAAACATATTATAGAGTATAACGTCAATAATATGCTGGCCTCGAGTTTAGATAGTATTTATTATTATAGTATCTGTGAGCGATATGATAGAGACACAAAATCATTGTACGAAGTAGATAAAACATTTAATAGCTTTATAGCTTATGCCGAAGGACAATCAACTGGAGAGCAACTACTACAATATAATGCCAATTCAGATTCGTTAAATTTACTTTGGTCAAATACTAAAACAGTTATTAGAACAAATAATATATTTAAAATCTCAGCAATCAGGGATATGTCTACTAGCAACATTATTTTTACTTCTGATTGGAGTAACATTTCGAATGATTACTTCATTGATAAAATCCCAGTTAATGTAAATGACCAAACACCTTTATTTAACCAAAACTTGTTAAAAGGGAAATGGTTTAATGTTCGATTAATTTTCGATGACCAAGAAAATACTAAAATAAAGACTGATATGATGTCTATTAACACTAGAATTAATATAAGATAATGCAACATATAACAAATAAATTAACAAAATATTCAGGCAAGAATCATGCTCAAGGAGGAGTAAATATTAATCCTAATGTTGAAGTAGAAAAAGGAGAAGTAAAGCATGACGATTATGTAATATCAAATAGATTGCCTAACAAGAATAAATCTTTTGCTAAGTTAGCAGAGAAGATTGCAAAGAAGTACAAAAAAGGAAACAAAGCATTAACAAGTGTCCAGTTAATGAGCATGGAAAATGAGCTTAATGATTTGAAGAAACGTAACGAAATGTTTAAAATGAACAATATCGGGTACTCTCAACAGAATCAAACAAAGCAATTTGCTTTAGGAGGCGATATAAACGATAATAACGACCCTTTACAGACTTTACCTATACAACCATTAGACAATAATATAAGTCCTCTTAAATCGCCTTATACTGCTCCAACTGACAATCTGAATGTTACGCCTGATTTTAGTTCAGATTATATACATGACGATAAAGATACATTATTTAGTCTCCCTATTACACCTGTACAAAATGACGATGAGTTTAAAGATTATTATTTAGATAATAGATTAGATAATACTATTAACAATATTCAATCTCAAGCACAATCAAATAGTAAACCTAGCTTTTTCAACAAAATAGGTCAAGGACTAAATAAAGTCTCAAACTTCATTACTGATGAAAACAACGTTATGAAAGCTAGCTTATCTCCAATGATTGCTTCCTCATTAAATGATTTAGTGAGACCTTCGGAACAAGCTAAATTATTCCAGAATCCAGAATACTATAATTCATTAGATTTGATGCGAGAAAATAGAGTTAATTTTGACGCGATTACAAACAATATGAATAGACAAGCTGATGCAGCTAGGAATAGAATGACAAGTAGAAGTGCTCAAGTAAATAATGCTTTGAACACTAATATAGATGTTAATTTGAATCAACAAATGCAACAAGCTAAATTCCAAGAGCAGTCCCAAAACAATCAGCTCAGAGCGCAAGAAGCTCAAATGAGATCTAATTTAGGGATGCAAGACAGACAATATAAACACCAACAATATTTAGAACAGTCCCAGAATGACGCACAGAAAAGAAATATGGGCAGAGCTGCAGCGCAGAATTTATGGAATACGGTGGGAAAAAACATTAACGCTAAACAAGTGAGAGAAGCCGCTCAAAAAAATCAGAAACAAATAGCTGCTCTGTCAACTATGGAAAAGATTAATTATGTTAATAGTTTGTCTTCAACTTTCGGTATAAGTGAAGACTATAGTAAGGCTATGTTGAATTATATCTTTAAGGGAGACGATAAAGCTTTTGCAGAACTTATAAACAATTTATCTAAAAATAACACTTTAAAAGTAAAATAAATGAACAGATTTGATAGGCCTGTAATGTTTAACGCAAACATACAAGGTTATACACCCGAGATATATAAACCAAATTTAGAGGCTCAAGCTGCTCAAATTACGCAGAAAGAAAAAGATCTTAATACAGCGCAAACAGAAAAAGGTTTATTAAATCCTACTTATAGATCTATTGATGCTAAGAAAGCTATAGAGTTTAAAGAAAATCTCGATAAAAAGTACGAAGAAATCTACGATATATACAAGAAAAAAGGTATAGCTCAGGGAGACAAAGCTACTAAAGATTATATATCAATGCTTAAAAAAGAAAAGCAGAATCCACACAGTGAATTTAATACTTTTAAAGAGCTTTATGATAAAGAACAAGCATTTTATAAGAGCGTTAATGAAACGTATAAAGATACTCCGGGAGCTGACCTTAACCGAATGAAAGCAATGTCTGATTACTATTCTGCTTATGGATCTAAGGCTATTGATAATTTTTATGACTACGAAACTAAATCTAAAAAAGGAACAATCAATAATGCTGAAGCGTTTATAACTCCTTACCTAAATATTGAAGAAGAGCTGTTTGATAGATTAGATAATTTGTCCGATGATCAGGTAGTAGAATTACTTGGCGATAAGGGAGCTTCTACATGGTTTGAGAAGCATACTCTTAAAGGAATATCAAGAGACAAGGTAAGAAACGCTGCTGAATCGTTATTAGGAAACGAACTATATAAACAACAGTTAGGGGTAGAAATCTGGGGTCAAGAAAGATTATTAAATGATGATATAGCAAAACAATATACTTCACAGTTATTTGACTCGCAGATTAAACAATTAGACCAACAAATTAACGCTATGAGTAAACTTGCAAAAGGTGACTCACAAGACGTTCAAAACTTACAGCAAATACTTGCCCAATCAGGATATTCAGTAGGAGATATTGATGGAATATATGGGGCTAAGACTGAGGCAGCGTTAAACGAGTTTAAAAAAGATATTAGAAAAAACAAATCTGATCTTAACTCTAATAAAAGTAAAAGTTTAAACGATAAAGATTTAGTAAGAAAAATAGCTACTGAACAAGTAATTAATGGTTACGTTGATTCTGCAGTTAAAACTTTTTACGATGAAAAGAAAGATTTAGATTTAATATACAATAAAGCAAAAGCTGACAACATTAAAAATAGTTTAAAGAGGCAAGAACTAGAAATAATGATGCAGCAAATTGAGAAAGATGAATCTGATCTTATCTTTACTCCTGCACCAGATTTACAGTTTAGAGAAGGTGGCTACGGAGAACACTTAGATAAAACTTTGTCAGATGAAATTGGGTCTTTAGAACAAGTCTACTTTGCTGAAGTTCTTAAAAACAAAAATATAGCTAATGCTGTCAATGGCGTCGAACAAGAAGATATATTATATTTACAAAGATACTCGCACTTAAAGCAAGAAGATTTTTTGAAGAAGACGCAAGAAAAAGGCATTGACGCAGATAAATCAGGTCAATTATATAGGCTATATAATTCTAGCTCTGTGCAAACTGAATCATTTAGAAATACATTAGGGCAACTAAATGAGTCCAAAGATAAACAATCGCAGTTAAAAGAGTATCAATGGGCTACTGCAGTAGAAAATGTTGTATCTAACGAAGATATGATGGATATGATTAAAGAGGAATTTAAAGATTATGATATTGATATGACAGATCAACAGCTAGTTGAATATATACTTGACCCAACTAAATCTCTTGATATAGGTAAAGTAAAACCTATAAATGAAAAAGAAGCAAGTGAAAGAAATAGATCGCAAGTTGAGACAATAAAGAAATCAGTAATTAAAAATCGTGAAAAAGCGATACTGAAAAAGTTAAAAAAAAGCAAAGACATCAATATAAATCCTTATCAACAATTGCCAGAAACTTTTAAGTCTAGAAATATTTTCGGAAGCACCCAAGGAGGTAAAACTAATGCGCAAGTAAATCAATTAGCTAGTAAACTTTGGTCGTCAGGGAAAATTTTAAGCGGCGAAAGTAAGTCGTTAGTGACCAACGTAGACGGTAAGAAAGTAGGAAAAACTAAACGTAAGCACGTCGATTGGAAGAATGCTCAAAACGTGCAGCATACTTTTAGATACACTAATGGTAAAGTTGTAGTTGAGAAGATAGGTTACTCTAAAGACGGGAGGAAAGAATACAGAGACATTAAAGCGATTGATGACAGTAATATAGATGAAGCTCAAGATTTTTTACTTAATGAGTATGCTTTATTAAACGAAAGTTCTTCAGCATCTGCTCAAAATAGAAAGTTAGAAATAGCGAATATGGTTTCTTCTTTAAATAAACACAACGATAATTTTATTTTTGAATTAAATAATAAATTAGCTAAGCCAGAAGATTATGGAAGTACTTGGACTGAGCTCACGGGAAAAGTTAAGATTCCATTAAAAAATGGGTCTCCTGATATATTATGGGCTAGCACTGATAGATCTGGTCAAAGATATGGATTTATTCCTTTTACTGACGATCTAGGAACATCTAGCAATAAAGTGTTGGTAATGATGGAAACAGATAAGGGAATTATTCCTCACCCATCAGGCGCAATCACTAAAGAAGCAGCTAAAAGACAATTTTCTGATGAATATGTCAGGAGTATAATTAATACAACGTTAAAACCTATGGATTTAGCGGACGTAATTAGATTACAACAAAACCAATAATATGCCAACACCAATTAAAGGAAAGAACAATAGATTTAGGGATGTTCAGAACACAAACTACGATCCTTATGCAAATATGTTTGGAGGTACAGGCCTGCCTGAATATATGCACGATGATTTGAACTCTTTTTATGATTTATCTGATGTGCCTAAAAAACGAGGAATAATCACAACAAATAATAGGGCACAAACTATTAAAAGTATTTATGATAAACAAGCTGCAGAACAAGGTGCAGGAGCAAAGATATTTAATGGCGTAGGTAGGCTTATAGGCAAAGGCCTTAGTGCTGGAGTAGGAGGCTTAGCGATGATTCCAACAGCAGCTTATGGAGTAATAAAAGGAGACCTTAATAAGACTTTTGATAACGGAATACATAACTTTTTACGAGAGTTAGACAAAGATATTGAACAGTTTTTACCTATTTATACTAACACTGACTACGATAATAAAAACATAGGGCAAAAAGTTGGCACATTAGACTTCTGGATGAGAGATTTTCTAGGAGACGGTATGAGCTTTGTATTAGGTGCAGTTATATCTGAAACCGCAGCCGCGACATTAACTGCAGGGACTCTTGGAGCAGGTGCGCCTGTACTTGGATTGACTACAGCAAATATTTTGTCCAAACTACCTAGTGTATTTAAGTTCGCAGGAGCGGCTAAATCGGGAGGAAAAGCTCTAACATTTGGTAGACAATTAATCACAGGTTCTTTTTACGAAGCAGGAGTAGAAGCAGCTCATTATAAAGAACAAGCATTAACAAAACTGAAGCAATCTGAACAACAAAAATTAGGTAGACTTTTAGATGAAGATGAATTACAAGGCATTGAAAGTTTTGTTAATAAATCAGCCAACACTGTTTTTATGGCGAATGCTGCGTTAGTTCATGCTTCGAATCTAATGACTTTAGGAAGAACATTTAACTCTGGAGTGAATGATTTGATCTCAGGCGTTACAGGAATGACTGGTGTATCTTCACTTAAAGGGCTAAGAGTAAACACAGGCGGAAAAGGGTTATTAAACAAAGCGAAAGCAAAGATTGCTAGTAATCCTATCAGTAAAGGAACATATTCTGTCTTAAAGCCTTTTGTTTCTGAAGGTATTATTGAAGAAGCTGGCCAATCAGCTATCAGTGAAGGAGCTTTAGATTATGCTGTTAATTCATATTCACCTAATGCTCAGTCGGAAGCTTTAAAGATTATACAGTCTTCGGTAGATAAATATGCTGGAAACATTGGCACAAAAGAATTTTACGAGAATGTAGTCTTAGGCGGATTAATAGGTATGGTAGGTTCGCCAACATTCATCAACAAAGATAAAACAACTGGAGCACCTAAAATTGGATTAGGGTGGCAATTTGGAGTTAAGAATGCTTGGGACGAATTAACTGAAGCTAAGAATTATGAAGACAGAAAAGAGAAAGTAGAAAAGACAATTACTGATACTATTAAAAATAGATTTAAAAGTGTCACTGGGATTATTTCTGCTTACGACAAGTTAAACCAAGCAATTGACGACAAAGATATTTTTAGCGCTAAAAATGCTGAATCAGAAATTCTGTTTAGAAAGGTTAATGAAGCATACAATACAGGCGCTTTAAAACATTTAAGAGTACAGTTAAAGGAGTTAGCTAAGAACAATGATTTAATGGGCTTAGACCAAGAATTTGATTATAATAACGGCTCAACTAAAGAGGAGATATTAGATCGAAAAAAGAAAGTTGCCGAGAAAACCTTGAAGCAAGTTGACCAGTTTCTAGACGCTATTAAACAAGCTAAGAAAATACTTCCTGAAAATATGCATGAAGATGTTGTAGAGGCTATGGCGTTCAGTATTGCTCAGGAAAGAGATAGTGATAACAGGAGAAAAGATATAATTAAAGATTTAAGTAGCAAGTCAATTGAATTAGATGAAAAGATTAATCCTTTGCTTGAAGGCTTAAACGAAGGTTACATAACAGGAACAGTTATAAGAGAATCTAAAAACGCTGTAAGCGAAGCTAAAAAATCTTCAATAGGATTAAACATTCCTGAAGTCAATTATCAAGCTCAGCATATATATAAGTCACTACCTAAAAAAGTAAAAAATAAATATAGTTTAGAAGATTTTATAAATGCTATGAGTTCTTATAATAACTTAGGAAATCAGGTTAAAAAAACTAGTCCATCGGAAAAATCTGAAATAACTGAATCAATAAAAGATTATCAAAAGTTGTTAGCAGTTAAATCTAAGCTTGTTGATGATTATAATTATTTAGTGTCTAAGAAAAACAGAGTTAAATTTTTAAAAGAGCATTCTGATATAATAACTGATGCGTTGAAAAAGTCTTTAAATCTCGATAAAAATCCTGACTTAACAATGCGTGATGTTCATTCAAATGTAATAACAAGTAGTTGGGGGCCACTAGAATCAGTTATAAAACAAAACTTAGATGTTAATAAGCCACCTAAAAAAGCTAAGCCTCAAAATACACCAGTTACTGTACCATTACAAGAGTTGAAAGTTCAGACAGGAACTAAAAAAGAACAGCTTAAAGAAGAGTTAAAAACAGTAACAAATGAAACTGAGCTAGATGAAATTAATCGGATTTGGAGCAATATAAGGCAATATAAGAGGACTGATACTAAAGAGAAGCTTCCAGAGATAAGCAAAGTAAAAGAAGTCATCGAAGAGGCTAAAAATGAAGTGCAGTTTAGCGAAGAAAGTAATGACTCTAAAAAAGAAAAGTTAGAGCAGATACAAAAAGTAGAAGAGTTGGCAGAACAAGTAGAGTCAAACGAAGCTCAAATACAACAAATTGAAGCAGAAGAGAAAGAATTAAAAACGTTTGATCAAGAAGAAAACAATAAGGTTCTTATCAATGACCCTAACAGCATTGGTAACATCAGGTTTAGTAGAAGTTTGTCAGAAGAAGATTTACTTTATTTAATGGCAAACAAGCGATTATTAACTCCAGAGAATTTAATATTAAGCGTAGAAGAAAATCCTAATGGCAATAGTTTCATCAGTCATAATTCAAGAGTTAAAACTTTAAATGGATTTAGAAAGACTGATAATACTGTAAATAATACTATTGTAGTAACATTTAAACATCCGCAAACGGGCAATACTGTAAAAATAGGGTACTTTTTTGATCCTCTTAGATTTTACACTCCTGAAGGACAATTAATTGATTTCAACGTGACTCCTGAACTATTGTTTTATATCAATCCTTCTTATTATAAAACGCAAGGAGATAATAAAGGCGTAACAGAAAAAGGTAAAGTATTTTTAAATAACTGGAATAATTTAGTTACATTAGTACAGCCATTAAGACAAAAAGAAAAAGAAGTACGTTTAAATGATTTATCAAAAACTTTTGAAATAGAAACTTCTTCGTACACTTACTTTAAAAAAGTTGTTGATGCGAATAACTTCGAGGATTTTCCTTTAGCTATAAATATGCTTTCTACTCAAACAGGCATTGATTACAATGGTGTTAATTTTGTTCCTGTCATACAATATATTAACGAAGACGGTGTATTGTCACCCAACATTGAAAATTCTGTATATGCTTTAGACAGCAAGGCAAAAGAAATAGAATTAATAAGTGACGGTAAGTTTTTAAAGAAAGTTAAAACATATTTAACTCTAAACGAAATACCCCCTCAATTACAAGCGCAGCAATATTTTGCATTCATTCAAACTAACGCAGGAGATTATTTACATCTACCTATTAAAACTAAAACTTACGAACTTCAAGAGTCGCAATTAATTCAAAGCATAGCTAAAGTTTTTGAAGAGAATAATGACGATTTATCAGAAGCTTTTAATGATGACGCGAGATTAGATCAAACTAAGAAGTATCTTTTGGATCAACAAGTGTTAGAAGGTTATTGGTTATCAATTGATGGTAAAGAATTGACTGATAATAATACGAAAGTATTCACATCATTTTACTTTTCATACATTAATTATGAAACAGAAAAGCCTTTAACAAAAGAAGAATTTGAAAGGGGAGATCAGTATGATAAATATGTTAAAGTTTTAAGTACAATTACTAAAGACGATAATATATTTTATCACAGAGATGTTTTTGCTGTAGAAGGTTACGAGCATAATAATATACTTGAAAAGTATCAAAAATCTATTTCAAAAAAATTAGGATTCGACGTTAATGTAACAGGAGTTAAAAAAGAAATTGATTACGATTCTAGTGAGTTAAGAATGTCTTCTTCTCCAAAATTAGCTTTAAATATAAAAGCTAAACAATCAGAAAATAAGCCACCACTCAAAACTTCTTTTAAAAAAGCTAAAGCAGAAAATTCAACCAAAAAATCTAAGGCTGACTCAGTAGAAATTAAAAAGGCTGATATTGAAAAGAGAAGACAGGAAGAATTAGAATTTAATTTCGGCAAGAATATTTCTTTAATAAAATCAGGAAAACTTCCTGTCATAGAAAGGCACTCTATTTATTCCAAGAAATATCCGAATGGGGTTGGGTTGAATAGAAAAGCTGCTGAAAAACTAGTAAGCGACTATGCTCAAATCAACAAAAAATATGATGACGAACTGTCGGAGCTTGAAAAATCCAACCTGATAAAAAACAAAGAAGAAGGAAGCGTCGATCAGATTAAAACTCAGCAAATAATCTATGCTTTAAATACTAAACTAAAAGCATACAAAAGCGTGTATGGATTAACTAATGACGATAAAGCTAAAAATGCTTTGTTATTAATGAAAACAGAAGCACAGGAAGCATTAGATGCAGGACTAATAGAAGCGCAAACTATTTTAAACAACATTAATGAAAACCTATCGAACAACTTCGAAACAGAAAGCGTCGAACTTGAAACTAAAGCTTTACAATCAGAAGAAAAAGAGCAAGTTAAAGAAAAGAAGAAAGAAGGAATCTTAGAAGCAGATGAAATTGATTTAATCAAAACAGTTTTTAATCCAGAAAAATTCAGAAGGTTTAAAGACCACAAGAAAGTTAAATTTAGAGAAAAAGAATTAGCAAGATTAAAAAGACTTGAAACTCGATATAAAGATACTGAGTATGAAACTTTAAAGAAAAAGATTAATGACGGTATAATTTACATTGAAAAGTCATTAGGGTTAGAAAATCAGTTTTTAAAAAAGCTTGAGAAAAAACTCCCTAAAGATAAAGCATACGAGTCTTACAAAATGACCCAAACACAAGAGTTCAAGGATTGGTTTGAAGGTTCTGTGATTGTTGATGAGAATGGAGACCCTGAAATAAACACAATACAAGGGCCTAATGGAATTACTCTAACAGTATTTTCAAATATTCAGGATTTAAAAGGACATAAAAACTTTGATAACTACGCTGAGAGTAATATTGTAAAACAAGAAGAAACAATATCAATATACGGTCAAGATATACCGAATATTTTTGATGACGCATTAATAGATTATGAAGAGTTGGGAGTAAATGATGAAGCTTATAGCGCTTATTTACCACAATATATTTCAGATGCTTTGATTCAGTTAATTTCTTACAGGTTAAAAAACAAAGATGTTATCACTAAGCTAGATGTAGAAAACGTTTTAGAAGGATATTATGATGGTGATGGTAATTATATATCAGGTGTAGTAGATTTATTTGACCCAGAAGAGAATGATAAATTAAAAAGAGCTTTACTCTCTTTACCACTGTCTTCTGTAATTGTTATTAATAATATTAATAAAGCAATTTACTCTAACTTAAATGATTTTTCAAACAGCTCTATTTTAAAAGAAGTCAAAAATAATCTATCTACTTATGATATAGAGATGGTAGATTTTATTGTTGATACTGAAGACAAAGACGAGCAGAAAGAATTTCAAGATTACGATAAAT